GTAACTACTGGCATAGCCATACCAGACGTATGCGATACGATTGACGAGATCGTGGAGGAAGACTCCACGGGAAAGTAATTAACAACGCTGAAGCGTTGATTAAACTATGGTTGATGTTATATGAAACTAGGTGGATTACTTAAATCTCTTGCCCCTACTATAGCCAGCGCAGCAGGTGGGCCTATGGCGGGTATGGCAGTTAGGATGGCTGCACAGAAGCTAGGCGTGCCAGACGCTACAGCCAATGAAATAGAAGACATTATTGAGCGAGAGCCTGAGAAAGCAGTACTGCTGAAAGAAGCAGATACCGAGTTTAAAGACCGTATTCGTGAGATGGAAATAGACTTGGAATCTTTTAAGTCTGAGTTAGAAGACCGTAAACATGCAAGAGAAACTTTTAAGAACGACTGGACACCTAAAGTGTTTGGGATACTGGCGTTACTGTTGTACGGAGCGTATGTCTTAACCGTAACAATAATGCCCCATGACCAGAATGATGAGACTATTATCTCACTGGTGTTAGGCCAACTAAGCGGTATTCTGGGGACTATGGCAGCATTTTGGTTCTCTGGGTCTAGTACGAAGTGAGCAACATGAAAAAGTTAATTGCCATGTTAAAGCGCCATGAAGGTGTAGAAACTCATGCTTACGAGTGCTCAGAAGGGAAGATTACTGTAGGAGTAGGGCGAAACATTGACCAGCGCGGCGGCATGGGTCTGTCAGAAGATGAAGTAGAATACTTACTGGAAAACGATATTGAACGTGTTATCAAAGAGTTAGCAAAAGAATACCCGTGGTTTAACAAGCTAGATGATGTACGCAGAGATGCTATGATTGACATTAGCTTTAATCTTGGTGCAACTCGTTTACGAGGTTTCAAACGCGCTTTATCCGCGATGGAACGGGAAGAATATGCAGAAGCCGCTACGGAGTTCTTAGACTCACGTTGGGCTAAACAAGTAGGTGGTAGGGCGTTAGAACTTACTGATTTAATTAAAACAGGCGAATATGCGGAATAAGTATGCCTCTTAAAAAACTTCAATTAAAACCGGGGGTTAATCGTGAAAACACCCGCTATACCACAGAAGGTGGGTGGTATGAGTCTGACAAGGTGCGGTTTCGTCAGGGTATGCCTGAGAAGATTGGGGGATGGGAGCGCATCTCTGCTAACACGTTTCTGGGAATATGTCGTTCGCTATGGAACTGGATTACGTTAGGCAAACAAAACTTAGTTAGTGTAGGAACGCACCTAAAGTACTACATAGAACGTGGTGGGGCGTACAACGACATTACTCCTATTAGACTAACTACAGCAGCCGGGGATGTAACCTTTGCTGCCCTTAATGGTTCTCCTACACTTACTGTTGCGGATACAGCTCATGGAGCAGTTTTAGGGGATTTCGTTACTTATTCAGGTGCGGTGAGTTTAGGCGGTAACATAACAGCGGCTGTGCTTAATATTGAGTACGAAATAGTCAGTATTGTTAATGATGATTCCTACACCATAACTGCTGCGGTTAACGCAAGTGCAGGAGATACAGGCAACGGTGGAGCCTCTACAGTAGGTGCGTACCAGCTAAACACTGGCTCCGCTACAGGTGTACCGTTTACTGGTTGGGGCGCAGGTACATGGGGACAAGGTACTTGGGGTAACGGTGGTATAACTACTTCTCCTATCAGGCTTTGGAGTCAATCAAACTATGGTGAAGATTTAGTATTTGCTTATCGTGGTGGGCCTCTGTGTTACTGGGCAGCAAGTACGGGTGTAACAGTGCGGGGTAAAGTAATTGATACTACTAATTATCCTTCGTCTACCGATGTGCCTTCTATTACTAATTTTGTAACAATTTCAGATATTTACCGTTTTGTGTTTTGTTTTGGGGCTAACACTTTGGGTACAGCAGTCCAAGACCCTATGCTTATTCGGTGGTCAGACCAAGAAGATGTGTTTAACTGGACTCCTTCAGCGACTAATTTTGCTGGTAGCCAACGTCTTTCTCGCGGTACAGAGATTATAACTGCAAGGCAAGCAAGACAAGAGGTGTTGGTTTGGACAGATGCTGCTTTGTACTCTATGCAATATGAGGGTGGAGAGGCCGTGTGGAGCGTTCAATTACTAGGAGATAACATATCTATTGCAAGTCAAAACGCTACCGCATACGCAGGTAGTACTGCTTACTGGATGGGTAAAGATAAGTTTTACAGGTATGACGGTACGGTAATGACTTTACCTTGTAATGTTAAACGTTATGTTTTTAATGACATAAATACCGACCAATTTAACCAAGTAGCAGCCGGGACTAATGAAGGATTCAACGAAGTCTGGTGGTTTTATCCATCTGCTGGAGTTACCACTAATGACCGTTATGTAGTGTATAACTACCAAGAAAATGTGTGGTACTACGGCACGTTAGCTAGAACTGCTTGGTTAGACTCAGGACTGCGGGACAGGCCCATAGCCGCTACGTACAGCAACAACTTGGTAGACCACGAAAAAGGCAACGATGACAAACAAACAGGTGTAACGGCTGCTATTACTGCTTCTATTACCTCGTCTGAGTTTGATTTAGATGATGGACATAGTTTTGTGCTAATCAACCGTATGCTGCCTGATGTAACTTTTGATGGCTCTAGTGCTACTAACCCAGCAGCTAGTATGACTATATCGCCTATGGCTAACTCAGGATCGGGGTACAACAACCCACTGTCTGAGGGGGGTAACTCTTCAGCCACGGTAACTCGGTCAGCTACAGTACCGATAGAACAGTTTACAGGACAGGTGTACTTACGAGTGCGAGGTAGACAGATTGCCTTTAAGATGGAGTCTACAGCGGAAGGAGTAGCATGGCAGCTTGGCTCCCCACGCTTAGATATGCGTCCTGATGGTAGACGCTAATGCCTACCTCAACAGATAGCACGAGTCGAGTAGTTGCGCCAGCTTTACCCACTGGCCCAGAAACGTACAGTAGAGGGTATGTAGATCGTTTTAATAACATTTTACGTCTATATTTCAACCAGATAGACAACGCATTGAGGAACGCTGTGGCAAATACAGTCCCCTACAATTTAAGAGTAGCTCAAGGCCAAGTATCAGGGGCTACTGCCTTGTACCAATTTGGTTTTAATGCTGATGTAGATATTACTGAAGAAACTGTGTGGTCAGAGGGTGGAAACTTTACTTACCCCGGTGCAGCAGGAGAAGTGTATATTTCTAGCAGTGACACTAACGATATAGCCACCACAGGTACTGGAGTGCGTACCATTAAGGTACAGGGTCTGGATGCTAATTATTTGCAGATTGAAGAAGACATTGCAATGAACGGGCAAACGCAAGTAGTCACTACTAAAGAATATTTAAGGATATTAAAAGCTTACGTCCTTACTGCTGGCTCAAACGGAGGAAGTGCAGGGACTGTTTATGTGGGTACAACTGGGGCTACAGCGGGTGTACCTCCTACTGTGTACGCTAGTTTTGGTGATTCTAACCAGACGCAAATGGCTGTCTACACCGTACCTGCGAGTAAGACCCTGTACATAGATGAGATAGCGTTTACCGCAGCCATAGCTTCGGCCACTAATTCTGTGACTGTTAAGCTCAAGACACGGGAACACGCTACTAACGCATTCAGAACACGGTTTATCCAAGTGTTGGAGAGCAATACTACAGTAGCACCGTTTACATATTCTTTAGCCATACCAGCAAAAACAGATATTGAGTGTCGCGCTATAGCGACTACAAACAACAACCAGATAAGCGCCTCGTTTGAAGGCGTGTTAATAGACGGGTAAGTATGTCCTACGTTAAACAAAACCGTAAACCTACAGGCCGCACTAAAGGTGCAAGCAGTGGTTTTGATGTCGTAAATGGAGTTGCCGTCCCAGAAAACAGAACGATACCGCGTTTTGATGGGGATGACATTCCCGGCAGTTCTGGGGCTGGGTTTATGTCAATGAGTCAAATAATGGATATGCTTAGTGGATACCAAATGGATGACGCTATAGCAGATGCTGCTGCCAGTGATGCCCTAAATGCAGCCCAAGGTTTTGCCCAAGCATCAGATGCCAACGTTGCTACCTGTGAAGCCCAAGGAAAAGACTTCGACCCTGTTAACCAAATTTGTGTACCTAAAGACGGTGTAGATACAGGTTTAAGCGGAGCAGCAAAGAAGGCAGAAGACATTCTCACTACAGTAGTTGGCGGCATAAGTAGCGTCACTGGAATAGATGGTTTAATTGATAAAGCAGGAGAAGGTATAGCTGATGTAGTAGGAGGGATTGTAGGGACATTAGTTCCGGGTTTTGATGCAGATGTAGTTATAAACCCCACTGGAGGGGTAAGTGCTACTGTTACAGCTCCTAATACCAAAACAAATACTAACACTACTCAAAGTGGAGTTACCGTAGGCTCAACGTCAAATACCCAAGGAGGAACCACTACTGTCTCTGTAGATGCGGGAGATATAGGTAATTTAGTGTTAGGCGGGGGAAGTCTTAAAGATGCAGTGGATATTATTACAGGTGAAGGAACGGAAGGTGGATATACACAAAGTGATTTAATCCTTCAAGCCGCGTGTGCTGCACAAGGTAAAGAGTACGACTACACATCCGGTATGTGTGTGGAAAAATCAAATAAACAAAAACCTCCTGCCCCCGCTGGTGGTGCGGTCAATCCCGGTGGTGGGGATACACCCCCTTCCGGTGGTAATACTACTGTCACCGTAGGGGGTCAAACGGATGCGGAGTTATGTGCAAAGACAGACTATGCTATAGCCAATCCAGCTAAATGTAGGCCATTTTGGGATCAATGTTCAGATGGTAAGTGGGCAATTAAAGGAACATGCCCCGATCCTACAACCACAACCACAGGCGCAGATACAACTACAGACAAAGCTGCCATTTGCCCTGATAACACAGATAAAAAAGGTCAAACTATTCCTGATGGACAAACGGTAGCGTGGTGTACTAATGCTGCAACCACAACTACAACTACAGACAAAGCTGCCATTTGCCCTGATAACACAGATAAAGCAAAGCAAGAAATTCCCGCTGGACAAACGGTAGCGTGGTGTACTAATGCTGCAACCACAACTACAACTACAACTACAACTACAGACAAAGCGGCCATTTGCCCTGATGGTACAGATAAAGAAAAGAAAGAAATTCCCGCTGGACAAACGGTAGCGTGGTGTACAG